TTTTATTTTTCTGCAATGTTGAAAAATTTGGCGAATGTCAGATGCGTTAGACATGTCAATAGTTTGGGCGCGCTCAAGCTCTTTACAGCCACCATACATATAACGAACATCTGTAGCATTGCCAGTATAAAAATCTGTAGATTTTATTAACTTAGAATTAGAAAGATAGAGAGCAAAAAAAGTAGTAACGCCCGTTGGAACGTTCTCAACAGCGACCTCTCTTAGTTCAGAGCATGGAGACATTGCGTAATGCATATTGGTAACAGATGATATATCTTTAATGTTGATTTTCTTTAAACTGTGACAATTACCGAAGCAATTACTCATACTTGTAGCATTTGGGGCATATATATCTGGAACCCTTCTTAAACTAGTACAACCGTTAAACATATTGGCTAGCGTAGAAGCGCCGCTTAGGTTTATATCATCTGGTATATAAACCATATCTTCGTTGCCTTTAAATAGGTTTGTTGAGTCATACAGGCCGGTAGGCCAAGATATACCATTTGGGAAAGCTTTTAGGTTTTGCATACCCCCAAAAGCGTGAGAAAGGCTAGTGGCGTTAGAAAAGTCAGAAAATGGTATGTAATCAAGAGATCGGCATTGCCAAAAAACTGTATAAAAATTAGTAACGTTTGACGTATCATATTCCGGTACATAGGTTAAACTGAAACAATTATGAAAAAGATCATTTAGCGAAGTAGCAGAGGATGTATCAAGCATCGGCGCGCGTTTTAATTTCTCGCAGCTGTAAAACATTTGACTAAGACTCGTTCTACCAGTAGTAGCGCCGCTCGGAATATAAGCAACTCTCAAGTTTTTGAGTCCATTAAAGGGGCTGTTTATAATCGTATCACAGTTTATATGGAGCCTTTCTAAGTGTCTGCTATTTGAACCAGCAACAAACTGAGTCATATCTGGAGCGTTCACATGTATATCGACAATATTAGTAGATTGCGAATTACTATAAAGAGTATTTTTGTTGGGATCTAATTGCCCATTCATAGTACTGACATTTAAATATGCAAACCCGCTAGGACTACTCATCTGAATTAAAGCCTGTCTCGCAACAGTACCATTAAACGGTATCTCCGTATCTTCTGGTAAGTCTTCAAAATTATAATAATGGTCTGGGTATATTGTGCTATTATTGCTGGTTGTGTAAGCCAAGCTAGAAGTACCATCGCCCCAGTCAATAGTAGTGTGGATACCGCTATTGTTTGAGTGGCTAATCATCTGCATTGACGCATACCTATTAACAGTACCACTTTCGACCATCATCAACATGGCGATTTGATTATCACCAGAATTTATGACCGGCATATCCATCCACTCAGACGGTCTAACCCAATCTGGCTCAAGACCAGCTTCGCTATAATCAGTACCACCAAGATCGGCTGCACTATAAGGTTCAATTATAGATATAGCATTTATTTCAGCATTACCTAATTTTATACTCATTATAAGATAATCCAATTAGAGTTAGTTGATTGTAGTGTTATAGATTGGTATTGCGTACTCAATGAGAATGAGGTTTGACCGTCTATAGTTTCCCCACCAACACCACTAACTATTACGGTGTTAGCACTGATATTCTTTATATTATACACGATTCCGCCGTTACCAACCGCAGAGGGAAGTGTCAAATTTAAACCAGCTGTAGCATGTATTGTATAGTCTGTGGTTAATATTGCTGCGTCTGCACCGACTGTCCTAATTGGCTGGACGACTGGCCCTTCAATATCTGGATCAGTAATAATATAAAACGTGGCGGCGTCTGGCGTTATAGCGTCATATTCTGACTGTGTAAGCTGTTTAATGTGATATATTTCATCACTAGTAATTACGCGCTTTCCGCTGGCGATTATATTACCACTTAACGATACGTCTACACCGTCATAAATAAATGTATTGTTACCGCTAACCGCGCCTTGGTCATTAAAGAAATTAATTCCACTAGGAGTGCCGGTTGGAATCAAGCCAGACACAGTATCAATTTCAGTCTCTAGATTATTTGTTATTGTATTAAAATAACCAGATACAGAGGGAGCGTCTGTAATAATATAAAAGGTTGCAGAATCAGGTGTGATCGCATCGTACTCTGCTTGTGTTATTTGTTCTATGTGATAAATATCATCACTCGTAATAACGCGCTTACCACTAGCCGTAATGTTTCCACTCAGCGTGATGTCTGAGCCATCATAAATCATGGTGTTATTGCCAGTTAGACTCCCGTCGTCAGCAAAAAACGTCATGCCACTTGGAAGTCCAGTGGGGGTCAATCCAGATACAGTAATAATGTCAGCTTGTAGCTGTGAAGTTTGCCCCTCAAAATACCCAGAAATTGCCGTATCTCTCGCCTCAAAATATCCCGACACGGCGGCGTCTTCGGATGCGTCTGTGATAATGTAGAACGTAGCAGAGTCAGGCGTGATAGCGTCATACTCAGCTTGCGTCAACTGCTTAATATGGAATATCTCGTCGCTAGTAACAATGCGCTCACCTGTGGCAAATATAGTACCACTCAGAGAAATATTATTACCATCATAAACTAAAGTATTATTGCCAGTTAGACTTCCATCATCGGCAAAGAATGTTAATCCGCTTGGAAGCCCTGTTGGAGTAAGACCAGAAACCGTTAATATATCCAAGTCGGCTTGATCTGCCCTAGACTCAAAATAGCCCGATATTGACGTGTCTCTTGAGTCAAAATACCCGGAGATTTGAGTATCGCGAGCCTCAAAGTATCCTGAGATAGCCGCATCTTCGTTGGCATCAGTAATAATATAAAATGTAGATGCGTCAGGAGTTATTAAGTCGTACTCAGCTTGTGTAATATGTTCGATATGTTTTACGGCATCGCTGGTGACAACATGTTTTCCGCTTGCGGTAATATTACCACTAAGAGATATGTCTGAACCATCGTATATTAATGTATTATTACCGGTTAAACTAGCGTCGTCCGCAAAGAACGTCATGCCGCTTGGTATGCCGGTTGGGGTCAAGCCAGACACCGTAATTATGTCTGAGTTTAATTGGTCAGATGTAGATTGAAAGTATCCCGAATTAGCTAGAATATCAAGATCGGCGGAATCAACTCTAGACTCAAAGTACCCAGAAATAGATATGTCTCTAGTTTCAAAATACCCAGAGATAGCAGAATCAGCAGAATCTAGGTAAGATATTATCGCATTGTCTTTAGCTTCTACATATCCAGATATTTCAGCATCTCTTACGTCTAGATATCCAGAAATAGCAGAATCTCTATTTTCAAAATAACCCGATATATCAATATCTCTAGAGTTGAAATAGCCAGATATGGAGGTATCTCTACTTTCAAAATATCCAGAAAGCGCTGCGTCTTGGGTTGTGAGATAACCAGATAGTGAAGGGGCGTCTGTAATAATGTAAAAAGTAGCTGAGTCTGGAGTTATAGCGTCATACTCTGCTTGGGTTATTTGCTCAATATGGTATATATCATCGCTAGTTATAACTCTTTTACCACTAGCCATGATGTTGCCGCTAAGTACTACATCATTTCCATCATATATAAAATTGCTACTGCTATCGAGATCGCCGTCATTAGCAAAGAAAGTGATACCGCTAGGAATACCTGTTGGCGTCAAGCCAGAAACAACAAGTAGGTCTGAGTTAAGCTGGTCGGTTTCACCTTGGAAATAACCAGAAATCGCCGTATCTCTAGCTTCAAAATATCCAGATACGGCTGCATCTTCAGAGGCATCTGTTATAATGTAAAATGTTGCCGAGTCGGGAGTTATGGCGTCGTATTCAGCCTGCGTTAACTGTTTAATATGAAATATTTCATCGCTGGTTATCATTCTCTCGCCGCTAGAGAATATTGTACCGTCTAGATAAACACTGGTTCCATCATAAGTGAAAGTATTATTACCAGTTAGACTGGCGTCATCTGCAAAGAAGGTTATACCGCTAGGAATCCCCGTTGGGGTTAACCCGGAAACAGTTATGATATCTGAGTTTAGCTGATCTGATGTAGATTGAAAATACCCCGAATTAGCTAGAATCTCAGAATCAGCAGAATCAACCCTAGATTCAAAATAGCCGGAAATAGATAGATCTTTACTATCAGAATATCCAGATACAGCAGTTATGAAAGAATCGTTATCATTTATGCTACTTTGTAAGTTACCGCTAGTAGTAGAAATTAATGTTGTTAAAGTATTCGCTACGTTAGCGTCATCGTTTAGTGCGGCTGCTATTTCATTGAGTGTATCAAGAGTCGAAGGCGCTCCATCTACAATCATAGCATAAACATCCCCACTAATAGAGGATATATCTACGTCAAAAGTACCGCCAGCGTTATTCGTATATGTTAATATACCACCGCCATATGATAAACTAACACCGCTAGTGTCAAAAGTAGATAAGCTAGATAAGTCAGCAGTAAAGCTACCGCCATAGCTATTATTGTATGTTAGTATATTGTTTGTAAAATCAAAATTTTCACCGCTAGGAGTAAGCAGTCCTGAGACGGTATATACATCGTCATCTATAGAATCAGCTCTAGATTCAAAGTAACCAGAATTTGCTAGAATCTCAGAATCAGCAGAATCGGCTCTATTCTCGAAGTATCCAGAATTTGCTAGAATCTCAGAATCAGCAGAATCAGCTCTAGATTCAAAGTAACCAGAATTTGCTAGAATCTCAGAATCAGCAGAATCAGCTCTAGATTCAAAGTAACCCGAATTAGCTAAAATGTCAGCGTCTGTAGAATCAGCTCTATTCTCGAAGTATCCAGAATTAGCTAGAATTTCGGAATCGGCAGAATCAACCCTAGACTCGAAATACCCAGAAGTATTTATTAAAAGGTCATAATTATCTTCTATGGAACTATTGAGCGCACCGGATACGGCATTTAGCTCAGATATAGTCTCATTTATACTATCTTGCAGGCTGCCGCTAGCTTGGGTTATGTAACTATCCGCCCAGCCACTAAGTGAACTATCTTGTGTATCTGTGTAGCTCCTAGCCCACCCACTAACCTCTGTAGCGGAATGGTCTAAACTATCTATGTACGACTGAAAATAACCGCTGTTGGTTACTATATTTTCAGCATTTTGATCTATTAATGATCCGCTAGCATACGGTAAAGCGGCTGTAGTCTGAAGAGTTGTATCAGCAAATCTAATAACGTCGAACGTACCGCTATGAGCAATAACATTACCATCTATATCAAAATCATCATTCTCATCTAGATAGGCAGTTTTATCAGCGGGTATAACACAAAACACTGTGCTAATACCTACTAAGTTTATAAGATTATCTGAATTGGAACTTTGAAGGATGGTGTCTCTACTGAGGGAGTTATCACTCGCTCTATATGTACCAATACCTATTTCAAATCTATCAAAGTTTTGTATACAGTAATAAGTCTGGTTGCCATCGCCAATGGCGTCAGAGAAAGTTTGAAAACCACCATACGTAGCGCCACTAAAGCTAATCCTACCGAGACCTTCGGTAGTTACGCTCTCTTTTACTCTATCTGCTAATATGATTGCCACTTCTATTCCCTTTTGAGTAGGTATTTTGCCTCATTTACAAAAGATTGAAACAGAATTTCGTCAAGCGAATTTTCTTCAACAAAGTGTTTTCTAACCTCGTGTAAAGGATAATTTATTTCAGTAAGTCCTAAAATATAATTCCTTAGTTTAGTTATATAGTCTACTGGGTAGTGAACGCCGTTTACCTTTTGGAATCTATGCATCCACTTCATAAATGGTAAAGAGTATACTTTTCTGTCTTGCGATCTATATTTTTCTGCTATGTATCCCTCTTCTCCGCCAAAACCTAATGCAAATTTATTATATCCCAACCAGCTCTCTTTTCTAGTTAAGAAACACCCTGTAGCTTGACCCCATATCTCATACGGTGTATCTGAATCTACGTTTAATAGGCGTTTAGCGCCAGTTCCTACTAATGGAATGTCTTCATCTTGTTTAAGTGACATTCCGCAACTTTGACATTCGCGTATTACATTTTGTTCTACCGCCGATCTATAATTTCTATCTTTGTCTACAAAAAAGTAAAAGTCCTTACAGGCACAAACAAATGCGCTAACCCATTTACCCCACATACCATTATCCCAAGTTTTTTCAAAAAAATCAAATTGCAGCTGACAATTGTCGGCTATCATTGGTCCATAGAACAAATCATCCGACTCAGGGTTGTCATTTATGAAGTCTAATATCTTTTCTAGTGTCTGAACAACTGGGCAAAGTAAAATATGACAATCTAAAACAAGAACAAATTCAGAGTCTGCTAGTTCTATTAACCTATCTTTTACAGCGCCCGACCCCTGTTTATTGAAAATATCAAACTTTATTGGTGCAAGATCCCTAGAAGCAAATTCCTTTAAGAGTTTAGAGTGGTCGGAGCCACTACTATTATCAACTAACACAAACTCTATTTGCTCAAGTAGGTCTTGTCTTTTGTTAAAAATTAATTCTTTTCTTATGTCCTGAATAGTGAAATAAGCGCCGTCGAAATCGTGATGGTGAGGTATAGCTATTGAGAGCTTTTTCATTCCTAAATCTCCTGTCTTACTCTTGAGGTTCTGGGTTTGGTATATTCCAGTTAAATTTATCATAACAATGATCTAAAATATAGTCGCAACTTATGCCACTAAAAAGAGCGCCATTGCAGGTTTCTAGTTCATAATCTATTTCCGTGCAGCTGCCACCACCCAGAAGGTCTGATTCACAGCAAGCGCCAGATCCAATTTCGCATGGGTCATCAAAACAACTTATGAATGTGCCATCAATTTGAGGGTTTGCAGTAAAAGTAGAATTAACTCCATATAGTTCATCGCAACCCTCTGAACTAATTGTATACGCACAGTCTCCAAGCTTAGGGTTTGGAGGGCAGCAAATTCCTATCTCTGGCGGAGGCGTGGTACACCACGCACTACCACAATCAGGACCATTATAATATCGCACGGTACGGCCACCATTTCTGTGATACATTTGATATATTGGCAAAGAAACCCTAGAGTAACATCCCGGTCTACCAATAAAGTATTTACCAGACTCAACAGGTTCTAAAGGATCATCTGCGCAATATATATTCCAATTAATCTCCATAGGGTAGTTGCTACAACTTTCATCAACACAATCTTCCGAGCAAAAAGTGTCTGTAAAAATACAGTTATGAAAAACTAAACTATCTGCGTAAAACTCGTGATAATCTTTTAAGTGTAGGTCATACAGTTGGGTTTCGTATTTATCTTGTTTAAGGGAAATGCTTTGAACTGTTTCAAACCCATACTCATTGATCACTACATCTCCGATGTTTAAATCACCAACAATGTTAACGTAACTTCCATAGTTATTGCTTGAAAGTTCTGAGTTTACCGCCTTAAAGCCCTGAGTGGTTTTAATTGGGTGGTCTTCTGTGAAGAAATAGTCACCGCTATTTAGCGAAACGAGTTTTCTGTCACCTAGTATTGGTCTAATTAGTTCAAGGATGGTGGTATTACCACTAGGCGTCTCAACCTCATCTCCAATTTGTATGTCTTCTATATTTTTATAACCGTTGGGTATTTTAATCTTAGTGCCAGAGACAAAACATGTGACTGGTGGCGTGCAACACGAATTTATACGATTATCATATGCACTGCACACGTTTGTTGCTAACCATGTTATACAATCGAAACAGCTGTCTCGACTAGGATAGTAATACAAATAATTATTGTCTGGATTATCCCCATATATTAGCGGATAATACCACTGTCCAGAGGGTGTGAGGATTCCAGCACTCTCGCCTAGCCCTTTAGAACATTGAATTTGACCATTAAATTGACCCCCTACTTCGTCGCATATGTCAGCCCAAACATTATCTCCACATAGAGAAAAGTTATGAATTGTCTTATACCGAATATGATCGCATGGTTCCGGCGCTTCAGCGTCATAAAAATCATAAGCCTGAAAGCAGCAAGAGCCACTGTAACATGGAGGTGGAGTGCAACACGTCCAAGCCTGATCGCAATCATCACAGGTTTCGTTATTTCGCATATAATAACACTTGGGTCTTCCCATTAGTCTGCACATCCTGAACAAGAGATGTAAATTGGTCTATATTCGCCATTTATATATGTAGCAACAACGAAATCTCCACCACTGATGGCTAGAGATGGGTCTCTGTTTATAAGGGGGACATTGTAATCATACTGAAGATTATTATCTCTAACCAATAGCCAACCAGAGCTACCAGTCATATAGGTTACTGGATTAGGGATATTGTATTGGGCTTGACCGTGAGTACCGGCTAACCCACTAGCAAACCCCTCTAACATTGGAGGAGGCGAGTAGCCATAGCCAGTATTAACTCTAGCGTAAGCTCCGCCAAACACCAAAGATCCTGAATGAAAAGATTCTCTCGCAGTTAATAAAGAATCGTCATTATAATGATGATTTAATGATAAGTAACCGCCTGAATTTATAATAGTATTTGGTTGGAATGTAGAGTCACCACTATCTGCAACTAATTGTCCAGACTTTTTAGGCAGGTCGCTTGTAGAAAATGTATAATTGTCATGAGTTAGAATAACTTTGTCAAAACTTGCAAAGCCGTCTGTTTGTATTTTATTATCTGCTAAAGTTAAGCCAGAACCAAGTCTAGGTTGTATTACTTCATCTACTATAGTTAAGCCAGAACCAAGTTTAGATTGTACTGTAAACTTATTATCTGTACTGTTATATCCTACATCAATACCACTGACTCCGCTAATGTATACAGTGTCATTAGGCGCTACGGTATCAGCAGCGGTCAATCCATCTGAAACACCAAACGAAAATTGAGTAAAACTTGGGAAAGTTATGGAAACAGAACCGTCAAAGTTATCACTAACGCTACCATTAGGGAATATTATCTCGCCAACAGAAGAAGTAGACGGGTTTCCATCTAACTCACTAACTGTTAACCGAATTGATTCCACCCAGCCGCTTATAGCGTTCCCGCTGGCATCTATCCTATTTGACAGGTCGTTGAACGTTGGTTGCGCCCAGCCACTTATCGCGTTCCCGCTGGCGTCTATCCTGTAGAATAGGTCATCAAACGTTGGTTGCGCCCAGCCACTTATAGCGTTACCGCTGGCGTCTATTCTGTGGAATAGGTCGTCAAACGTTGGTTGCACCCAACCACTTATAGCGTTACCGCTGGCGTCTATTCTGTGGAGTAAGTCATCAAACGTTGGTTGCGCCCAGCCACTTATCGCGTTCCCGCTGGCATCTATCCTATTTGACAGGTCGTTGAACGTTGGTTGCGCCCAGCCACTTATCGCGTTCCCGCTGGCATCAATTAAACTATGAAGAACACCGCTAAGTCCATCTGCGGTCACAACGAGATTGTTATTATCTAAGTTTACCTCAACACCCTTATCGCCGCTAACAAATATATCGTCACCATTGCCCACGTTAAGAAGTGGCGACTTACCGTCCGACACATCAAAGCTATAAGACGATGAGCCGGTAGAATTGGTTACTGTAACTTCTCCGTTTCCATTGTCCGTGACGGTACCATTAGAAAAGTTTATAATCTGAACGTTTGATATAGATGGAGATCCGTCAGATTCTTTGACTGTTAATGATGAAGATCCAGTACCAAAGGTTGCAGCAGCCCAACCACTGATCGCAGAGCCACTACCATCAATATACGATTTAAGCCAAGTGCCACTGGCGTCTATCCTGTAGAATAGGTCATCAAACGTTGGTTGCGCCCAGCCGCTTATAGCGTTCCCGCTGGCATCTATCCTATTTGACAGGTCGTTGAACGTTGGTTGCGCCCAGCCGCTTATAGCGTTACCACTGGCGTCAATTAAACCATGAAGGATGCCGCTAAGTCCATCTGCGGTTACAACAAAATTGTTACTATTACGATTAACTTCAACGCCTTTATCACCACTAACAAAAATCGAATCGCCGTTATTTATTGTTAATGCTGTCGATAAACCATCAGAAATATCAAAAGAAAGCGTACTAGAAGAGAGTCCGTTTATAGTTTCTGCAAGGGTGTTGATACCACTAAGAATACCACTGCCCGATCTAAGGTGCCATAAATCTCCATCTCCACTGCAACTTATGCCCCAGAAAACATCGTCATTGCAGACCCAAGTCTGTATGAATCCAGACGGTGTTTCTTCATGAGCTTGAATATTACTATCTTTTCTAACAGACAGAGGCGCCTCTGGAGAAAGTACTGCGTCTCCAATGGATATTTTTTGATCACTAGTGTCGCCAGCTATAACGTTCTGTATATTTAATTTATTACTTACATCTCTACCGTAAAGTTTACTTTCCCAGTAGTCAAGACCTGTAATGATTTCAATATTATTTTCACCAAACTCTTCTTGGTTATCTTGTTTACCGCGTAGCGCGTTGTTGCCAAGACCAAGAGAATTTGAATAACTGTTAAATGCTCCGGCATTTTGCCCAATAAATACAGAGTCAGACGCACCACTTGACCAGTAACCGGCGTTGTTACCTATAAACAATCCGTTTTCTAGGTTGTCAGCATTATAGCCCGCTCTGTAGCCTAAAAATATAGATGCCGTATCAACTGAGAGATTTGGATTTGGCGTTCTAGCGTAAGCCCCTGCCTGAGTACCAATCATCACTGTGTTTAGCCAACCGGTAGCATATAAACCAACATCGCAGCCAATAAAAACACTTCCTGAGTTTAATTGCTCTTGAATCAATGGTGTATTATTTGCAATCATAATATTGCAATTTTCTACAACCATAGACGGCGTAGGAATACCTGAAGATATGTAATCACCCAGTGTATCTATAGATATTTTGGATACGATGTTTTCAACACCACTCTCTATTTCTATTGGTAAATATGAGTTATGCCTATCAAGCAGTCCCGTTTCAATAACATCAAATAAATCTGTAAAATCTAAATGAAGGCTACCAGAACCCTGACTTTCATTGTATTCATATCTAATGCCAGTACCGCCTTCGCTGACTATACCACTAGAAGATTCTAGAGAATAACCGTCAGCAAATCTGATAGCACCTCTTAGTAGTAAATCTCCGTCCAACTTAGCGTAAGGACGAGCTGTCGCGGGGAGATCATAATCTGGAGAATTAGTCATGGGGTCAGCTTGATGATCTAAATGTAATAGCAATCTAGAATCACCATCGCCGTCTATGAAATTAAACGCTATAAAGCTATCAACTCTATCATTATTTGAATTATCAATTAAATTGATATCAGCTATTGATCTACCGCCGCTAGTACTATGGTTAATTTCTAATACATCATTGTCAAAATCATCATGAGATATTTTTAAATAGCTATCTTTAATGTAAACAAAACCGTTGTCAACTTGGAATTCATTAGCATTGATATAAACCCGTTTGTCACTCCCAATTAAACCAGATATTGTTGGTGTTCCAACACCAACCTGTAGTAGATAATCTCCGGTCTGAGTTACAAGACTTGTCCCTATGGATATATTGTGATTGAAATTACCGGATACATTATTATTATATCCTATAATAGTATTGTAACTACCCTCTACGTTTCTAAATGTACCATAGCCTAAATATGTATTTCTACTACCGTATCTGTTTTCATTACCGGCGTAATAGCCAAGAGTTGTATTGTAGTCACCGGTCTCTATGTCATTCAATGACTCATAACCAAATGCAGTGTTGTAGTAGGCGGTTTGGGTTATTGGTCTTGCATTAGGTGTAATTCCACCAAACGTATTCCCCTTCTCGTCTGAGTAAATAAGACCGTCTTGAGGATCATCTTGACTCAGGAACATATTATGAACATTACCGCCATCGTCCATAAAGTAAAGGCTTTGCGTCTGACCGCCGAGAACATTCTCTTTTACATATATCTTACCGAAATTTGAAGATACCGATGGGTCTGAGGGCTGCTGCTTTAATGCTATTGTTCCACTGTTAATATTAGTGCTGGCAATAACTAATGGGTCGTGAATAGAGTGAGCCTCCACTCCAACAGAAATATTGTCTCTTACTTCTAAGTCGCCAGCAAGAATTTCCAAGTCACCATTAACAATTTCAACACTATTGTTAGAGTGGTGTATTTTAATAGTCTCTGTGTATTGATCTAAAGTATTATAAGTTCTAAAATATGAGCTATTGTCTGAAGGGTTGAAGGCTATCTCTAGACCAGAAGCAGGAGAATTACCATTAGATAGGATTTGTATGGTAGATTCATTTTCGCCAACCGAAGAGATTCTTAGATCAGCACCGCTCTGAGCGTGAATGTTCAAGATAGTTTCTGGCAAGAATCCATCTGAACCATCTGCGTAGCTTACGTTTGTGATACCTACTACGCCGCTACCCCGTTCTCCACTAGCCCTCATTACAACCAGAGATTCTAGATTTGGATTTATATTTCCAGAATCATAAACATGTAAAGAAAATCTATCTTTAGATTGATTGGTATAACCTAGTTCGTCTTTATGGTCATGGTATATAAGTCCAAATCCATGAGGTTCTTCCGAAACTCTAGAGCTATATTTTGTACCTACATCTATTCCAGACTGATTAGAGGCAAATGATACAATGTAATTGTCGTTAACTCCAGAGTCTCCAAGAAAACTTACGTCAACACCCGATAAATAAGCCAAATTAGCATCTAAATCTCTCTCGTAGCCGACATGAACCTTATCTGGAGAGTTTGTCGTAAGAAATATACCATGACAGCCACTCTGTTTTACTAGAGATAGTTTACCATCTCCAAGTATTCTATCTGTAGCAACATGTCTACCCGGAAGGGTTCTTATGCTTACATTCGACTCCCAGTGAGACCTAGAGTAGACAGAATCTTCCTCTAAGCAGTCTATATCAATTTCTGCGGATCTAAATATCCAACTATAATCTCTAATGTAGCTAGCGCCACTTGAATGAGCTATAAAGCCAGCTCCGTCAATACCGGCGTCATTTAAATAGCCGCAAACCTTACTTGCTTGCGACCAGTCGCCATCTGAACATAAGCCGCTTGAGCCAAGGTGTAGTGTTGTACATTCATATATACATTCTGTTAATGTATTATATTCTATATCATTTATAACAGCTCTACCACTAACCAGAATGTCATTGAAATACCCGTCCCATAGAAGATCTGTAGCCCCTAGACTGTATATGTTGTTGTTTTTTGGTACGATATTTCCATCTACAGTCATAAGTCCGCTATCGCCAGACGGACTATTTGTTCCTATTCCAATCTTCCCACCAGAAAAGTAAACTGTTTCATTTATAGAATTCCAATTTCTATTTGAATTACCTATATTAAATTGATAGTCAACAGATGGTGTTATGTCTCCAGATGTTTGCAAAACACCGTAAGAATCTAGATGTTTAACACCAATGCCAACCCTCAAGTTGTCCATCTCTCCGTAGATAAGTGGATTGGGACCATCGTCGTATTGCGTTTGACAACCAGAAGTCGCGTTGGGGTGAGCGCCTATGAATAGCTTATAATCATCATTTTCAGCAATGTAAAACCCAGCCCCGTAACCAAGAGCTACGTTAAAGTTTCCGTGTTTATTATCAGAAAGCGCATATGAGCCAATTGCAACATTGCTCTCACCTTGTATATTTGAAGAGAGTGTGGCTGTGCCGATTCCAATATTCCAGTTTCCATAAAGATTACATTCTAATGTATTGAAACCGATAGCAATATTATTTCCACCGTCATAGTTCTCTTTTAAGAGATCGTAGCCTATGGCGATATTATTAACGGAATTCCTGCCAGTGAAAAATAGCTTGTCAAAATTATCCTGACCTATAACAATAGTTCTGGAGTTTTCTGGATTAAGACCGGGATTTTCTTCTCTAAAGTTATTAGAGTATAGGTTTACTCCAGATAGTAAAGAGTTAACAGAATCTCCTAGATCTATGAACATAGTTCTTAGATCGGACGGAGAGATAGCCTGAGTATTCTGATCTGGAAATAAAGAATTAACCTGATCTAAATACTCTGTTTTAGATAAAATTGACATTTAACTACCTATTTAAAACTTATTTGTAGTGCTTCTGGATCAAACTTTAAATTATCCCCCATGTATACTATCCTTGGGTTGTTAAGAGCTGCTACCATTAGTAAATTTCCAGATCCGTAGTCGGGATGATCAGTTATGGCTATACCAGAAACCCACCCCCAGTCTTGAAGAGCTGTATCAAATGTTAAAGATCCAGAATTCCATATAACGCTGTTAACGCCACTTTCTCCAGCGTCCAGTGTCGAGACGTTAAAATTCCAAGAACTGTCTCCGAACGAGCTGGGATCACCGATATTGATTCTTCTGTAGCCAGTATCGACACCATTTACGCCGCTTGGTAGCTCTTGAAGCCATCCTCCGGTCTCGAAGTTTTTTGCATTTCCAGATTCTACCGGAACGCCACTACACAAGGCAATAGATAGGCCCGTGGGTTTTGGGAATGAACTGCCCCTAAATACGTGGTGCAGTAATCCAGATTCTAAATAATCAGACAAGGCTGCCATTTTAAACTCCTAAAAAAATAATCCTATAGATATCTACAGAGTATTATACACATTTCTAAAGCATATATAAAAAAAGGAAAGGCAACCAAAAGATTGCCTTCCCTATGTATTTATCTATTTAGTATAATTACTAGAACGAGCCTAAGATAACTCTACGGTTATCTAGAACGCCGAATCCTAGCTCGGCCCAACCGTACCAGCCAACTCTTTGTTGACGGTGTAGGGTAGGATCTTCGTGGATACTTACGGCTTGTTTCATTGGCATAACGAAGCTGTCGTTAGCACCCTGATCAAGACCAACTACCAACTCAAGGTCACTACCTTGAACTGCACCACCAAGACCGCTACTGAAGAATTCTTGGTACTCTTGACCTTCTCCGAGTTCATCTAGATCGTGAAGGCTTACACCAAAGATATTGGTGATAGGAGCGCCATCTCCACCTGCGTTGTAAATTTGGGTTCTGACGGCATCAGACACCTGATCAAATCCCCAGTTACGAACATCTTCGAGAGCTTCTGGAGAAACGTAAAGGTCGGTCAAACGGCCACGATCACCACTTCCGGTGTTACCACCAGCATTACGGCGCATAACAGTCTGCATCAAGCTAACAAGTCTCTTCGAGAACATACCAGCAGTTGCATCACCGTCATAAACCAAGATGTTACGATCAACACCAGCTGCGAGAAGGGTGTGCCATCCGTCGTCATTCATTTTCTTGACGAAGCCAGCTTCCAAAACTTGCATAGCGCGAGCGGTAATGTCCCAACGAGCTTCGCGAGCATAGCGAAGCAAGAAATCAATCGAGCTAGCGATTGAGTAGGTTGGAATCATGACGTAATCGCTCTCGACCGCACGCTCAGGAATACGTCCGTGTCCCGGATTGGTGTAAGCAACATGCTCACCCTCAAGTCCCGGAGCTAGAAGATCCAGTGGGTACTCGGTGCTTCCACCGGGTTCTACGTTGATTGTCTCAAAAATATTACCGAGAATATTTCCAAGAAGAACGCCTTTACGGAGAGGTAGTTCAAGAGCTTGAGCAAATTCTCTCTGAGCTGCAAGAGCAACGTCCATATTAGCATCGCCACATTTGCGAAGCATTGAAATAAATTCTTCGCTAGGTCTTTCTGTATATGACATTATATTTATCTCCTATTTATTTATTTAGGCAAGTGGAAGGTTAACGTAGACTTTGGCGTAGCCATCTGAGTCTTGCTGACTCATGAAACGACCGACCGCCTGTCCAGCTGTCGAAACATTGGTAAGATTACCAGCATTAGAAGCTGATGCGTAAGCGACTTCGCCGGGTACGATGGTAACAGCGTCAATGCTATTAGTAACAATCCAACCACGGGTCATGACAGTTACCTTGCCACCTTGCTGAATTTCATCTTTGTATTGGTTAAGATGAGTTCTAGTTAGGTCTTTGTTTACAACGTCATTTAGCAAAATACCAACTGGTACAGTGCCTGTCGTCGCAGCTGCATATTGAACAAGATTAGCACCCTGATCCATAGCTGCACCTGAAGCGTTAGCTGCGTCGATCAGAACAACGCCACCACGGGTTGCGGTACCAGCATTATAAAAAAAGCTGATATCTGTTGATTCTTCATATCTATCTGCTTTAAGAGCCATAGTTTTATTCTCCTATTAAAATTACTTAGTTGAAAGTACGTTCTTAGAAAGCCAGTCAGAAATACTAGCTCTAGTGGATTCTATCTCATCTTCTCCGGGAACAGTTTCAATAAGAGTTGCCTCGGAAGTTTCTAGGTCTTCAAGAAGTTCTGGGGTAGCTTCAGCTTCAGCTTGCTCGTCGTCAGCTTTAGCTTCCTTTTCCTTCTTCTTTTTTTCGATTGCTTCCTTCATTTCAGGAGGCATACCAGCTTCTGCTTCTTTGTCTTTTTTGACTTTCTCTTTCTTGCCATACATAGCGACAACAGAATCAAACGCTTCGTCAGCAAGCCCGTCAAATGCAGCTAGTGCATCTTCTACGTCTTCTGCTTCAAATCCAGCTTCTACAAGAGCAGCTTTACGCTTCTCCATCTTTTCTTTCTTCTTCATCTCTTCTACATGCTCCTTAGCAGATGCCAAGTCTTGTTGAGATTTAGCAAGAGCATCTTCCAATTCTGCAACACGAGCTTGAGTACTCTTGATGCTTTCTTCTAGTTCAGCAATGCTGCTATCTTTAGCTTCAATGTCAGCTTCAAAAGCCTCGACTTTGGAAGCAAACTCTTTATCTTTTGCTTCTTCAATTTTAGCTTTAATCGCATCGTTTTCCGCTTTAGCAGTAACAAGTTCAGCGCGAACTTCTTCTAGCTGCTTTTCTAGCAAGTTATCAGACATATTAAATTCTCCTATGTCGAAGTTAGAGTTATCATCTAAATTAAATGCTACACTGTTTAAAATTACACTTCTTGGGTTGGCGGGCTTAGAGACCAAGCCTTTACCAGAGAAAGAGATATTTTTCAGCGCTCTGCCTATCTTATATCCTTCGTACTCTCCATTCCCACCGTATGATCTAAGGTGTTTCGTAAGGAAGGCGGACTCTTCGTCTCTTGCTAAGATTTTTTTAACACCGTCTTCATTCGACAATGCATAATCAAATCCAGCAAATAAACATTCCATTGAAACATACCACTTTCCCTCTTCTATCTCGGAGATTATTTTCTCCATTCTTTCTCTATTTTCTTCACCAGTCCAACTATTGTAAAGAACAGCTTGAGTAATGATGTCAAAATCTTCAGGCATTTCAGAATCATCTGCAACGGCCTTTCCGTCTTTAGTTAAAACATAACTACCAGTAATATGTCCGATGATATCGTTTTCATCGTGCATAAAATTAAACTGTTTATCTTCTGGTGTATTTCTTGCTGCCCAAGTTGCCTCTGGCATGAACACGTCATCATTCTTATTCCAACCACAAGAAACCAGTACAGATTCTAAATAATATAGATCTATTTGATCTTTGTTTTCTGCAACAATTTTCTGAGCGGCGTGTACAACATCAGCTTCAGTTACATTTGTTTTTACTGATGCCTCAGAGCAATATGCAACACTGGCGGTACTCTTAACGAGTTCGCCAATACCATCGTTTATTTCATGTTGATATATTTTTATTGTCATAGTTCACCTCTAAAGATAATATACACAAAAAAATAATTTTTTTTATAAAAGCACCGATTAACTACCCAGAGAGTACTCTATAAATGCGGAAATTGCACGTCTTTTGTAATCTTCTAAGTTCATCTTTTCTGGGTTAATATTTTGAGATTTTAAAGAATTCCTCAAAGAATTTGGGGTGGCAACTTTACGATTTATACAATTTACTATTTCTTCTTCGCTACATTCACCTAAGAGTTTTATGTTAGATAGAATGTCTAGTTTTAGTTGTTCAATATCTTTCACTTCAGCTCTCGTTAACTGTCTCATGTTCTTTTTTCCCTGAGAAGATAAGTAAGCATTATTTATTAGCGCTGATATTGTTTCATATTTTTCGTTAGCCCAAACAATTAATTCTGCAACACCCGGTTTTGATTTAGGGGTTTCAGTTCTTTTTTTTCTTGGGCCTTCGTCTATCTTGTTTTGCGGCCTTCCATTCGGATTTACTGGTTTTTGTGACTCTTTCTTGACTTGTATCTTTTCATTTATTTCGCCTTGTTTTTCAATTTTTTCCATATCTTTTTGGTGATTTGGATTATGAAACGGGCTAGCTTTTTCTGGAAGATTTTCTTTATTTCTATCCTTATCTTCTCTTTTTAGCCTCATTTTTTCAACCTGTGGAATTTCTTTAAATCTTTCTAGGATTGTCTCATGGGATATGATGTCCCTGTCTGCAAGTTGTATTAGTAAATTTTTCTCAGATGATTCATCAGAAAGGCTCATTTGATCATAAACAATGTATGGAGATTTCCTAAAGCCCATAGCTTTTCTGACAATCTCACATTCTTTTTCCCAGAAGGCTGTTAATTGATCTCTTCCGTACTGAAGTCTCTCCACTAACGTTTTAAGGGATATGAAGTTATTGGTGAATCCACCGCTTTGACCGGCAATCCCAGTTAGTGTTGGAGGAACACCGAGGCCAGCATATATACTATTAAGAACTGACTGGTATTTTTCAGAGCCTAAGAACTTATAAACTTGCGACTGACTTTCTGTGAATTTTAGCTCTGGACCCCAAACCAAGTCCATAGTACCGCCCCCGACGTTACTCGCTAGAATGTCTCTTAATTTATTGATTGCAGATTTGTTTGGTAGTATTTTATAATCTAAATCACCCAAGGTCCATAGTCTTATATTAGAAATAGCACCATCTAATGCAGACATATCAGCGAGTCTCATCTTTTCTAGCATGATTATATCATCTAGAATCGCATAGATTAGAGGATTGGACCAGTTGTTCCAGTCGTCTTTTTTGTAAAACGAGACTGATAGCCTTTCTTTATCTAGGCTGATTTTTCTTTCGCCTTTTCTTATTTTTGACTGAATATCTGGAGGTAGTGAGTTTAGAATCTTCTCCGATACATTTCCATCTTTAAAGTTGTCAAGAAAAGTATTTACTGAAACTTCTAGGTCTCTCTTGCCCAAGAAAAGATTAATGTTTCCATCTTTCGCTTCTATAGTTAAGGGATTAAAAAAAGTATACCTCCAAGGTATAACATTCTTTTCAAAGTTAGGCACCTCCACGGTAATCTCAGAACCCATAGACTTTATATACTTTGCTATATCTGGAGTAATATTAGCAAAACTTCTATATGCAATTACTTGGCCTGTTCTGTATAGTGTATTTAGAAATCTTTCTGACCTCTCTTTACCGTTAACTTTTTTAAACCATTGTTGGTAGAATTTTTCTACACTTTTGTTTTCATGTACTATACTTACACCCTGACATCCAAAATCACCCATTAGATCAATGACATTGCGAACGATACCAACTTTATCGTAGGCATCCATGCACATTTTAATTATTCTCTTTTGTTTAGATGGCGGTCGCTCTTCCGGTCTAAATGCATAGTAATCTCTAAAGCTATGTCCCGGACGGACGCTTCTACTGCTTTCTATGTCTTTGAATTCTCTGTAGTGATTAGCTCTAGATACACCTGTGTAGTTTTCGCCAGCTTCAGCAAATTGAGCAAAAGCTTTTTCTTTACTAGAAGAGTCAGAGTCGCTCCAAGTTATAATAGATTTATCGTCTTTCATGAAATCTCCAAGATAATAGTGATTACTATTGGTATATAATACAATTACAATTGCATTACTATATTATACACAAATTAGTAGATATCTTTCATATTATCTGAAAACCATGCGGGACCATTGTATAATTTACTTGAGGGGTCTTTTTTCTTAGACTTTTCTGACATCGCAGCAAAGCCGCCGTAAAAAGTGTAGTCTTCTTTGTCGGGAGTTCTGGCGATTATTCTGGCTGCCATATTAGCCATAATTAACGCAGAGTAACGGTCTTTTCTCATCTTAGATTTCTTACCAGCTGCAACTATAACTTCTGGGGTATCCCACCTGTCTCTACCACTAGCAGTCTGAGTCATCTGTATCATAGATAATTCATCTTTTAATTCTTCAATGTCTAGAACGCAGTCTTCAAGGGTGTCAAACATTCTGCCTTTCATTTCGTCTTGTATGCTAGACATACTTACAGATATAGAATCGAACATCGGAAATAGAATTACTTTGTCTTCAAAGTCTTTTCTTAGCCCGTGATTTGCTTCTGCTAACCAATCGTATTTAGCAAATTGGCACATTTCTAGTATGTGTAAACCTCTTTGATCATCTGTGTCTTGGGGTTTATCTTCATCTATAACAGGCCATATAGCTATTTCGTCTTCTTTTATTTTGTCTTTGTCGTGCAATGACTCCATAACTGCTATACCTCCACCCTGAGCATCCATAGCAATATGTACACAAGGAAAGAGTTTCATTAAGTCTCTAATCTTTCTAGCGCAATATGCATAAAAATCAGTCTCTGTTGAATATCCTCTTTTTACTTTTTCTTTATGTTCAGATCTATTGGTAGTCCAACAGTATACAATTTTTCTATGATCGTCATTTAATTCTAAGACAATAATACTAAAGTTGTCAACCTCCGATGCGGGGTCAACACCAAATACGTATCTCTTATTTTTATCACCAATTAATTTTGCTTCAAAAATAATATCATTACCTTTAGAGTCTTTTATAGTTTCTTTATCGTCTACTACACATGACTCTATTAATGACCTCTTAAAGAAGCCCTCTGAGTCGCGTGTAAACACGGCACCGAACTCCATTTGGTAAATACCGGCGTGAACAGTCGCCTTCGATCTAGCGACCTGTGCGGAGTCCATAAAGCCATCTGGTAATAATTCATAGGGTATTCTCATTATAGAGTACTCAGTCCAGTCAAAATTTTCTGGAACGTCATCTCCACCGAAGACTTCTCTAAGCTTATTGTGATCTCCGCCACTTTTTATAATAGATTTCCACCTTTTCCAGTATGCTGCAAAGTGATTAAAGTCGTAGTATGCAGTTCCACTGAGGATAATTTGGTTGTCTTTATCTTCTACCTTATTTTCATCCTTGTCTTCTAGTTCTATTCCAAGCTCTCTCGCCTTCTTCTCTCTAGCAAGTCGTTTTACATTCTCGATGGGGTCTGAACTAACAGCGGCAAAACCAGCGACAACGGTCTCGAATATGTCTCGCGGAATAGATGCAAATTCGTCAGATATAATATCGTTGGCTCGTTGACCTCTAATCTTCTGGCCGTCACCAAGTGGTAGACAAGTAACCCTACTATCATTAATCCGCATGACACAACGATCCACGTCTCGTCTAGGGCCAGAATTACCATCGCACAAATCTCTTAAAATTGGAGAATTGTTCCATATAGTTTCCATGTATTCAAACAGAACCTTGGATTGTCTAAATGCAGCGCCGACGACAACCACTTTTCGTTTAGGTAGAAGTAATGCCCGTAGCATTGAATATAAAGAAAGCATGAATGACTTACCAAATCCACGACTCGCTATAAGCATTGGAAACTTTCTATTCCATAGCTCATGTAGTATAAGAGCTTGGGATGGTAATAATTGTATATTGAATATATGCTTGACAAGAAAAGAGAAATATTCTGGACGTGTCATTAGCCACGTTAACTTTAAGTGGTAGTCATCTTCTGATGAGTTTAGTATATCCATAGGGTTAATAATAGTCTTTTCATCAACATCTATTTTTAACCAAGCTTCATCTATTTGTTTTAGTTTTTTAGTCATTTATACAATCCGTCCACAAACCCATAATATACTGCTTCTTCAGCACTCATATACCAGTCTCCGTCTTTCATTTTTCTTTTTATAAAGGATTTTGTCTTAGATAAGTTATATTCTCTTTCTTTAAAATAATCTCCGTATTTATGGCATTTCTCCGCGTATATAGAAACCATAGTTTCTGCATTTTTCTTATCTACTATTGAATAGTTCTGTGCGCTAAGATAGTCTCCGGTCAAGTCGCTAGACCCATAGTGACACATGAATACGGAATTAGGGGTTAGTAGTCTCTTGTTTGCAGACTGTATTATGATAGACCCCATAGAGCATAGTTGAGAATATCCTATCATCGTGGTTTTACATTTACAGTTATTGATTGCGTCGTAAATACCCATGCCAGCATACCAACAACCACCCACTGTTTGTAGATAGATTGTTATGGGTTCTTTGCTTATATTTTTTAGAAAGTTTATATTTTTATAAAAATTCTGTAACATGCGGTGTTCTACACCAGCGCTTTCTCCTGAGTCGTCAAATTCATTTATATAAATCTCCCTATTCTTTACATCAATTCCATATGAATGAATCTCAGATATAACATCTCTGTTAATAGTCATGATTTTCGCCCTATAGTGTATTTTTCATTGATTCTTTTTAACAAACTGCTGGTTAAATGAAATGCTCCAGACTCTGAACCTGCAAATATAACATGTACGTCGTTAAATACAGCAAACTCCATTAAGCATCTTAGAATGTACTTTCCGGTTATTTTAACTTTACTCTTCAAGGCTTGAGGGATTTTAGCGCCCTCTGGAAATTTTAACACATCTTCCATAGAGAATTCACAAACAATGTATTTATGTTCATATTCTCTCATTCTTTCTACTTCATTATAAAAGGCGTATTTGCCCTTTCCTAGATTTAATGCTATTTCTGAAACACTAGCCTTTCTTTCTATGCAGACCTTATCTTCCATTCCCAGTATAGAGTAGTCGCCTGTGTCAAGCTTCTTTTGTACTGTACCATTACATGTATTGAACTTTTTAAAAAAATAACCTTGCTGCTCCCTAGTGTCTCTAACGACAGTATAAGGTGGGGTTTTTATATATTTATCCATTGTTTTTTCTCACTATACTTTGAAATAGACCTTGATAATGGTGTTCGTGGCCGGTTACTTTCTGATGGCAATATTTACACAGCGTTATTCCATTGTCAACTTCATATCTTAGTGTAGATGCATTAGCCCATTTTTGTATGTGATGAGCATTTAGGGGTCTTGTTCTAGAGCATCCCGGCATCTGACACTTAAACTTATCCCTTTTATATATATGAATTCTCCATCTTCTATATGTTTCATCGTCGTAGTTTCTTCTCATCTAGGACACTCCACCTTAATTATTCTAACGTCGTACATTATTTCTTTTACAAAGTTTATATTTTCTATTGAATGATCTTTTTTAAGGAGTATGTTTGTTAACCTATGAGTTGCATAGTAGCACGCTCCATCTGGATCTCTTGCTTCTATGAAAACTATAGGTTGTGATGAATTATATTCCTCTAGTGAGAACTTTTTAAGTCTGGCTATTACAGCAATCATGCATACATGAACTTTGTAAATTTTCATTGTATGTCATGTTGTACCATCATTTTGACCAAATCTCTGAATGAGTGCTTTGGAGTCCAACCTAGTTTTTCATTGGCTTTAGTGCAATCCCCTCGTAGGTAATCTACCTCTGCTGGTCTGTAGAATTCTGGGTCTTGTACAACTAGATCAGACCAGTCTTCAATACCTATCTCCCTAAACGCCACATCTAAGAATTCTCTAATGGTATGTGTGCGACCGGTACATATCACATAATCATCGGGACAGTCTTGCTGTAGCATCATCCACATCGCTTCACAATAGTCTCCTGCATATCCCCAATCTCTGAAGGCATCTAGATTACCTAAACGTAACTGAGGAAAGTCTGCTCTTTTACCACTTTTTACAAATTCTCCGATCCATTTTGTAATCTTTCTCGTTACAAATTTTTCTCCTCTACGTGGTCCTTCGTGATTAAACAGTATACCGGCGCTAGCATGTAGTCCATACCCTTCTCTATACAATCTAGTCATATAGTGAGCGGCACATTTAGCAATAGCATATGGGCTTTGAGGTAGGAATTTAGTGTCTTCGTTCTGGTATTTGCTTTCAGATGTCATACCAACCTCTATGTCATAGTTGCTACCAAACATCTCACTAC